CCTTGCGGTGATGTGGAAGCGAGCCACTGGAGCAGACACCGGAACGTACAACTTCACCCTCAGCGGCTCCACGTATCGCGCAGGCAACGCCATCCGGATTCCCGGGGCTATCGCGACAGGCAACTTCTGGGACACGCTAGACTTCGAGGTCCAGACCTCGGGGACAAACACCACGCTGCCCAGTGTCTCCGTCACGACGACCGGATCTGACCGGTTGCTGATCCAGGTGTCCACGGACTGGACGGGTGGCGGCTTCACCTTCGATGCGTCGATGACCGCGCTCACTGCTAACCAGGGTGACGGCACTATCGGCACAGCCTATCGGTCCGCTACTACTGCCGGAACGTACGGACCTTACGCGGGTACAGGTGGAAGTACCACACGCAAGATCTCGGCGCTCGTGTCGTTCTTGCCTGCGGTCACCACCACTCCGTTCACAGTAGACCGCGTCGAGTCATACCGTGTCTTCCGGTCGTTCACTGTGGACAGGACCGAGACGTATCGGGTCACTAACTCGTGGACAGTCGATCGCTCGGAGAGCTACCGCGTAACCAACGCCTGGACGGTTGACAGGGCGGAGAGTTACAAGGTTATCGCGGTGTGGTCCGTAGACCGTGCCGAGAGCTACAGGGTTCTTAACGCCTGGACTAAAGACACGACGAACACCTATCGCGTGTTGAACGGGTGGACGCAGGACCGAGGCGAGACGTACCGCGTTCTGAATGGCTGGACGCAGGATGGGACAGACGTCTATCGTGTCCTGAATGGATGGACGGTAGATCGATCCAATGTCTATCGGGTATTCCGGTCATTCACAGTAGATCGAACGGAAGCGTATCGAGTCTTTGGTACGTGGTCCCTTGATCGAGCTGAGTCGTATCGAGTGCTCGGCTCCTGGACGAAAGATTTGGCCGAAGCATACCGTGTCTTCCGTGTATGGATCGTAGACCGGTCGGATCTGTACCGGGTGGTCAATGCCTGGTCGGTGGATCGCTCGGACCTGTATCGCGTCCTGAACGGGCTTACCGTAGACAGGACAGACAGCTACCGGGTATTCGGGGCATGGACGAAGGACGTACTCGAGTCCTACTCGGTGCTGTCCGCGTCTCAGTTCACGGTGAACCGGATAGACGTCTACCGAATCTTCAACGGGTTCACGAAGGATGCCGCAGAGTCGTACCGGGTCCTGAACGCCTGGGTGTTCAACCGGTCAGACAACTACCGAGTCCTCAACGCGTGGATCGTCAACCGAGCCGAGGGGTATCGCGTCTTCCGGTCTTGGTCGGTGGATCGGACCGAGGTCTATCGCCTGCTCAACGCCTGGCTGGTCAACCGGTCTGATGTCTGGAACGTCTTTGGTGACCTGTCGTGGTTCCGCAACCTCGTGGAGCGGTACAACGTCGGCGAGCTGCCGACTCCTCCGCAGGGAACCGTGGTGGTTCACCTCGGCCCGGTGACTGCATCCGCAACCCTAGGGCCGGTGGGCCTGATCGTGGATCTGCGTGGACAGTCAACTATCGCGGTGAACCTGGACCCAGACGGAACCACGTCTACTCCTACCGGTCCTTCGGCGATCACTTACCTTTGACGTGCTCGTCGGGCGTGTGGTCCGATCGCTGGATGAAAGCTGATCGGAGGAAACACACGGAAATGACCGCAGAGCCAACGAACATTGTCCGTGGTACCCGGTGCGGCGAACCGTGCCCTGAATTGCTCAGCGGTCCACACAGCCCCCTCAAATGCACGCTTGAAACGGATCGGCATGGGCAACACATGGGGGATCACCGCTGCAACTTGACAGTGGATCGGATTGGGAAGATTAAGTTCTCGTGGAAGAATCGGTCTCGGATCAAGGGCGTTCAGGTGACATACTCCTCCGGTCCTCCGGTGGTTGATCTGCATGGTGTTCCGGCATCTCACATTCAGCCGAGACGTACATCGTTGCAGTGATGAATTTGGGCTGAGTGCGGAGCCGTTGTACCGTTTTTGGTCATGAAGACCATTGTTACTATCTTCGGACCAACCGGACTGCCGGTGGAATCGGTACTCGTGGAAGAGGGGGAGCGGCGCGTTGTTCAGGTGCGTGCCACTCACCTCGTGTCTGCCGGACAGACTATGGAGATCTCGGTAGGGGCTAACCCGGTGCCGCTCGGCAAGCGAACGATCGGGGAGGTGATCGCTGACATCAGGCAGCACTACCGCGACGAGCCTACTCACGGGTACAACTGCATCTGCATGGATCAGCGTATCCGTGAGGTCCGGCAGCTATTCCGTGACGGATTCGCAGACCGACCGGCGGGAGATAAGATCTCGCGTGAGGATTACAAGTCAATGACCTCGCTGCGATACGTCTTCGATACCGCGCTAAACAGCATGAACCTGCATGTGCGATGAAGCCTCAAAGACAACGACAGAAGACGTCGTTGGCGTTTGAGATCGTGGAAGCTTTCACGTGCCAGTGCGCCATGCTGGCTGTGATATTGGCCGCCTTACGATTGGCAGGTCTACTATGAGCAAGGACGCGATACCGCCTCCGTTGCACCACTACTCGTCTAGCAATCCGTTCGGGAACTGTACGGTGTTGCTGGAAAAGGGGAAGCGATGCAACCGGCCGCAGAAAGCCCCGTGCCATCGGTACTACCCGTGCAGGCATGAGGGCTGTAAGTACAACCAGGCATCGTCAATCGAGGCTCGGGACAAGCATGAGGCCATGGCGCACGGGAGTGGCTGGTAATGGCCGGTCAGCTGGACTCGTACAACAGCGAGATCATGAAGACGCAGTGTCCACACTGCCACAGGGTGAACGATCGGTGCGTAAGTCCTATGGGTCCTACCGTTCTGATCCCTGCCCACAATGCACGGCTCAAGCTGCTCGGCTTACGATGGAACCCTAAGCTTCAGCGATTGGAGGAGATCATCGATGCAAAGCAGGGTAACGAGGAAGGTAACGATCACTCCGGAGCACGGGAAGTTCCTGACGGCGCATGAGATCATGGTGGCCTGCGCATCGGTGCCTCCGGACATGACTCCTACGATCTTGTCGTCCCTGGGCGGGAAGATCAAGTCGATGACGTTTGAGGTAGAGTTCCGCCCCGGGGGTCCGGATGGCCCGGGAGAGCCTGCGGTTTGACACCTAGCCGCTGCTAAGTCATATTGGTGAGGGTCGTCCACACGGGCGGCCCTTGACTCAGAGGAACGGGATAAGACAATGACTCAGCCCCAGTACAACTACCAGCAGACGTATCCGCCGAAGAAGAACAAGACGAAGACCATCGTGCTCACCATCCTGGCCGTGGTCCTCGGCGCATGCCTGATCGGCGGTGTGGTCAGCATCATCACTGCTGGTGCAGCGATCCACAATGCTTCCAATCTCCCCGCTACGTGGGTTACTCCGTCCACTCATCCCAACCCCACGGTGAAGAAGACTGCGGAGTTCAAGTCCAAGTCGCAAGAGCAGGCGGTTCTGAAGGCTCAGCAGTATGTTCGGAGCACGTTCTTCTCTCGGAAGGGTCTCATCAATCAACTGAAGTTCGAGGGGTTCTCCACTGAAGATGCGACGTTTGCGACGGACTACCTGCATCTGAACTACAACACCCAGGCGGCTGGGAAGGCCCAGGAGTATGTGTCCGGTCAGCAGGGGTTCTCCAAGCAGAGCCTCATCGATCAGCTGGAGTTCGAAGGCTATTCGACCGAGCAGGCAACGTACGGTGCAACGAAGGCCGGTTTCTGAGTGAGTCGGTGGAGGGAGGCGTTATTCGATCTCGCTTTCGATGTCCTGCCCGCGATGTTGCTTCTGTCCCTGGCTATGGGGATGCCAGCACGACTCGCTATTCATTGACCGGTAGTGCCCCGGGGAGTTCAGTTCTCCGGGGCACTGTCGTGTTCCCGACAGTTTTCAAGTTGACTGCCTGGCTTCTGATGTGGGAACGTCATTGGTGGAACGGGAGGGAACACGATGATTGCGTGGATGTTTGCTTCGCTGTATCATGCCGTGCTTGGCTTGGTACTGCTCGTTGGGGCGCTGGGACTGGCGGTCTTCACGCTCGGGAGGGCATTGGCTAACGGATCCTTCACGGATCACGACGTCCACAGGTGCGGTTGTCCGACATGCCAGGGGAAGCGTCTTCGGGCGTGGAAGCGGCATCAGAACAACAAGCCGAAGCCGAGGGTTCCGGTCGAGGAACGGACGCTGAAACGGGGGCGGAGGACCACGGAGGAACTTCGTACCGCAGATCGCATTCTGGCGAAGGGAACCACCTACGAGGTGGTCAACCTGATCGGGGACATGCATGGAGTGCAAGTCTACCTCAACAACATGGGGACCGGGAAGCGATCGATGGTCTTCGTTCGGATAGCTCGGATGAATGTCCGACTGTGGCAGGTGATTGACTAATGGTTAAGTTTGTGCCCGAGAAGTACCGGGAACGTCGTCGATGTGTCTTCCCCCTATGCGAAGCACAGGTCACCCTGTTTGTGACTCCTGCGTACCCAGGCCAGCGGTCACAGGCACGTCGGATGCAGGGTTCTCATTCGATGGGCAACCTGAACCTTCCGAATACCCCGTGTCCCCTGTCCCTCCAGGAGGTGGGGTTCACTCCCTTCGACCGAACTCCTGCCGATACCGAGCAATTGATTGAGGAGGTGTTGCCGACCTTCCGTAAAATGGCGGAGGAAGCGTACCGACAGCACGAGAGGGACCCGAATATCCCTCGGTCTCGACTTACATCGTCCTCTCAGTCGATGAGGGGACCACACCGCATGGGCCGAGAGCCTGAACCGACGTCTAATGAATGGGCTCTCGGTGGTCGCGAAGATGAAGATTCCGGCCATGTCTCACCGTCGTTCAACCAGTCCGTACCGTCCTATGTGGACGGACACTCGATGACACCAGGAGTACAACCAATGTTGATGGCCGAAGCTCGCGCACATCTTGCCGCTGCTCTCCAGCAGGCCGGGGAAGCTCGAGGTGCCGCAGACGGCGCCAAGGGACAGCTCCAGGGAGCGATCGGAGCGTGCCAGGAGGCAACGTCCAACCTGCTTGCCGTGGGCACTGACGACTCGGATACCCTCCGGTCCGCGTACACCCAGATGGTCCAGGCGGAGGCTGCGTACCGCGCCATCGTCGACAAGCTCGGCGAGGCCGAGCAGGCACTGGGTGGCGCTCAGGAGAACTTCCAGACGGTGATCAACGCGCTCAGCATCTGATCGGTTACCATCGATGGGCGGGGCCTCGCATTCGGTTGCGGGGCTCCGTCCCAGTTTGCACAATGGCTGCATGGCTAATACATCCCTCACTCCGATTTACGACCTGCTCTGCGAGCAGTTCGACCCCACCTCATTCCCGATCGTCAAGCCGGTGACCCCTCCCCTGACCAAGCGGGAGCGCCAGCGGTTCAACAAGCGGGTGGTGGAATGGCAGGACGCGGCTATCGCCGCTGCATTGGCTCCCACGGTCGCGTGATATCGTCGGGGGGTTGACGGATCCTAGCGGCTGGGCGATCCCCGTTCCCCCTACCGCTGCGTCCGTCCCGCGAGGGCGGGGCTCAGCAGGGATAACAAAGCCGAAGCAGAACCGTAACCAACCGGGAAGCCGCGCGGAAACCCTGGAGACCCCGCCCTCTTCGGTTTCATGACAGAAAGGGCATGGAAGTGAAGACCAAGGCATTGCTTCGATGGGCACGGATGAACGTCCGGCGCCATGGCATTCTAGCCACTCTCAGGCCATCGCTAAGGGGCCGACATGCGGGTGTGGGCCATGGTGTACGGGTTAACCCGTTCGGGCGCGCTCACGACATCCTGGACGGGACACCGGCTATGGACCTCGTCCGGGCGCTTCGAAAGGAACGACTGGACGCCACAGCGGTGATCTATGTCTGACCGGAAGGAAGCCCAAGAACAACTCCAGATCGCTATTGAGAACCACATCAGAGCCTTTCGTAGCGACTACGCGGGTAATGTGGAAGTGACTGGAGACTGGATGTTGGTGGCTTCGGTACTCTCCATCGATCCGGACAACGATAGTCGGGGATACGCATACCACATGGCTTTCTCCGGGGGTGAGCAACCGGAGCACATAGCGTATGGATTACTACGGACCGCAGAGCAGATCATGGCCGATGGGGAGGCGAAGGGGTAATGAATCTCTTCGGATTGCGGGAATTCCTCCGCAAGAAGCGAGAGGAAGGACCGGCTAAGTGCTTCACGCCGGGAACGGCTTCGTTCTCAGTGGAGGCGGAGGTACATCGGACCGAGGAGCTAAGGACGACAGTTCTAGGGGCTCCGAGTGAAGATGAGATCCGGTTGGACCGTCCACACGATCCTTGGAGGCCTGCGCGCACTCTCGGCAAACTTCCTCGCACTTAGCAATATGGTACCGTTCTCGGACGGGCTAACTGGGAGGAACCATGCCACCGAAGGGCAGTAAGGTCACTATTGACCCGAAGTATCTGTCGAAGAACCCCACGCAGGTTCGGAATCGGTTGCGCCGACGCGGTGTGGACATGGAGCGAGATGTAGCGATCCTCTACAAGAAGCCTGTGGAGGAATGGGACTTGGAGGAGTTGTCCCGAGGAAAGCCCCGGAACAAGAACGGTGGCTTCTCGGGACGTCCTCCGAAGTGGATTACTCCTGTCATCATCGCGGAGGCGAAGCGTCGTCTCCACGATAATGTCTTCGGTGACTTGGCGGGGTACGCTCCCCTTGCACTTCAGGTGCTGAAGAAGCTCATGACATCGGACGAGGTAGACGCAAATGGTCGTCCGATCGTTGATGCGAAGACCAAACTGGCTGCTGCCACGTTCACCCTCGAGCACATCCTGGGTAAGCCCAAGGCGCTCATTGAGGTGAACGATCCCGCTGAGACCCAGCGCCGGGCACTTGCGGCAGCGATTGTCCTTGACGATGGATTGCCGCAGGGACACCTGACGACCATCGATGGTGAGATCGTGGGGGAAGAAGAGTAATGGAAACGGTAAACGGGGATGACACCTGCCACACGTGCGGCAAGACATACACGTGGCACCTCGAGAATGACTCCATCCACCCGTTCAACAGCGGGCAGGCGGGAGCGACGGCGTTTCTAACCCAACGTGGCCGACGCGGGGATAACCGGCCTCAGCGTGGACTTGCGAGGCCTTCCCAGGCGTACCCGTTTGATCCGGTGCTCCGACAGGCGCTGATCGACAAGGGTGTGCTGACTGTCGAGGACCTTCAGGTCGCGGAAGAAAAGATCCGCATGGTTACAGCCCAGTTCATGGGAGGGAGCGCATGGTCAGCGACAAGGGGGGCAAGTACGGATTCGTCTACCGAAACAGGCAATCCGTCTATCGAGCCCTCATTCGAGAAGGAAAGTCAAAGCGAGTAGCGGCCGCTATCAGCAACGCTGGACATACCGCGTTGGGTCGCAAGAAGATGGCCCGTAAAGCTGCTCGCACTCGGAAGACGAAGCTGAGGACGTAATGACTGAACCGGTAGGACCTGAATACGGCCTGGAGCCGAGGCAGGACCACGTTCTGGTTCGGCCTCCGGTGCAGAGCGGTGACCTGCTGTTCAATCCGGAGGACTATCGGAACGGCTCGGAGTTCGGAGGGGTACCTGGGTACGTTCAACCTACTCCGCATATCCCGATGGCCCACGAGCGACTGTCGGCGCTGTATGCCATCGACCCAACCGACGACGGTACCGAGGCGGGGTCCGTTCTGCCGCCGGAACTAGACGGTAACTTCGACCCGCGATAGAGGAACAATGTCTGCCCCAGTGCTGAGCAAGTCCAAGCTGTTCTCTGATGTCTGGGGGTATACCCCTCACGAAGGACAGCGAGATCTACACCAGAACCGTACGAGGTTCAAGGTCGTGCGATGCGGTAGGCGCTGGGGCAAGACATTCTTCGGGGGCCATGAGATGGCAACTCGAGTGATCACGCCTTCGCCGTACGCCGGTGGTCCCTCCATTGGTTGGGTGGTGGGACCTAACTACGTAGATGCGGAGAAGGAATTCCGGATCATCTACGACGATATGCGCCGCCTGGGTGTGGACCGTGACTCCCTCCGGTTCGTGAACAACTCTGATTCCGGCGCAATGCACATCAAGACTTCATGGGGTGCCGAGGTTATCGGTAAATCTGCGCAGCACCCCGATAAACTGGTGGGTGAGGGCCTGGATTGGGTCCTCATGGTGGAGGCCGGTAGGCATAAACGGCAGACATGGGGTCAGTACATTCGTCCGACGCTGTCTGATAAGCGAGGCGAGGCCCTATTCTCTGGCGTACCAGAGGGAAAGTCAGAACATTCGCTCCTGTATGCGCTGTATGAGCGTGGTCAGTCGAGCCGATTCCCTAACTGGATGTCATACAAGAGGCCGTCCTGGACTAACGACATCATCTTTCCAGGTGGCCGTGAGGATCCTGAGATCTTAGAGGCCGAGGCTGATCTTACGAAAGATGAGTTTGACCGGCAATATGGGGCGGAGTTCACCGACAAGACCGGTGTCGTCATGAAAGAGTATGACGATGATGTGCACCTGGCGGATCTCGACTACATTCCGTCCTGGGAAACCTTCATGGCTGTTGACTACGGCTTCACCAACCCCTTCGTGGTGCTGTTCATACAGGTCGGGCCACACGGGGACGTGCATGTACTTCGGGAGTTTCGTCGTCAGCTACTCGATACGCCTGAGGTGTGTGCTGATCTGATGGCTGAGTACCCTGGTCTGGTGCGCGCGACGTCAATGCTTTACCCAGATCCTGCGGAGCCAGACGACACGAGGACTATGCAGCGTGAGCTCCGGGTGCAGGCGAACAAGAACACTGGCGGTCCGATCCGGATTCGACTGTCGTTGATCAGGCGAGCCTTGAAGATGAAAAACCAGCATCTCCCTGTGGGTGATCCGGAGCGACGACCGACCCTTATGATTGACCGTACTCATTGCAAGACTCTTGCGTGGGAAATGCGCGAAGGCTATAAGTGGCCTGAACACAAGTCAGAGCAACGGTCGGATTCTGAGAATCCCCTCGACAAGGATAACCACGGAGTCGAGGCGCTGGGTCGTTTCTTCCGTGGGCATTTTGGCATCCGTGGAGATGGAGGCGGTTCATTCGTCTCTACCTCGAACATCAACCGTTGAGGTGAAGGAATGGCTACGGTATTCACCCCGTATAGCACGGGGGTTGACCTTTTCGGGGCGAAGCCGACTTGGATTCCAGACGACTTGGATATCCTTCGGATCCAGTCATACCAGACGTACGAAGAGATCTACTGGAATGTGCCGGACATCTTCCAGGTGTCGCTTCGAGGCGCCAATGCGTTGCCTATCTACGTTCCGTCGGCAAAGACTATCGTAGACGCCACGAATCGGTATTACGGAGTCGACCTGCAGGTGATTCCGACCGGACCTAGCGAATCCACTGTAGCTGCCGCCAGGTTGGCTTTGTCGGACCTCATCAAGCGTGAGAAGTTCCGGTCCAAGTTCAATGGCCAGAAGCGGTATGGGCTGATCCAGGGTGACCAGATTACGCACGTCACTGCCGATCCTACAAAGGCCCTGGGCACTCGCCTTCGGTTGACGGCGCTCGATCCAGGGATGTACTTCCCCATTACAGACGAAAACGACGTAGACCGGATCGTTGGCTGCCACCTGGTGGAACTGCTTCAGACGGGAGACGGTCCGCGTATCCGGCGCCTGACCTATCGGAAGGTTCCTAGGGCCGACGGTACCAATACGATCACGGTAGAGGAAGGCATCTTCCGAACTGACAAATGGGAAGGCCCGACTGACCGGCCAGAGCTAGTAGTTAGGGACGTCACCGAACTGCCGGAGGAAATTACTGCTCTTCCGGTGTACCACACGAAGAACAGCGAGCAGCCAGGCGACCCGTTCGGCTCCAGCGAGATCCGAGGGATCGAGCGGCTGATGGCTGGGGTTAACCAGGCCGTGAGTGACGAATCCCTGGCGTTGGCGCTGATGGGTATCGGAATGTACGCTACCGATGCGTCCCACCCGATCGACCCAGCCACTAAGAAGCCGGTCCCCTGGCAACTCGGTCCGGGGCGTGTGGTTCACCACGACGGTACTAGGTGGGATCGGATCCAGGGGGTCGGGAACCTCGCTGAGTCGTATGGCACTCACTACTACCGGCTCTGGGAGGCGATGAAGCAGGCTTCCGGTACGCCGGATATCGCCATCGGGCAGATAGATGTTCAGGCGGTTCAATCTGGCGTGGCTCTTGCGCTTCAGATGGGACCAATGTTGGCGAAGGCTGGCGAGAAGAACCAATTGCTTCTCGACACTCAGAACAACATGTGGTATGACATCGTCAACGGCTGGATGCCCGCATACGAGGAGACGTCATTCGACGGAGTCTCCATTGACTGTGCGGTGAGCAACGGAATGCCTATCGACCGGGTGCAGCGATTCGCCGAGCTGAACGATATGCTTGATCGGGGAGTTATCGACAACGAGTTCTATCTCTCCGAGGCGTCTAAGCTTGGGTATTCCTTCCCCGAGGGAATCGCGGGACGAGCTAAGGCCGATTACGAGGAGCGTAATGCGAGTGAGTTTGCGGCTCGCTTGAGCGCGGAGACGGACAATGGCTCAACCGGAACGCTCGCCTAAAGCGTTTCAGCCGTATCGGAAGGTACAGGGTGCGGCTGAGCGCGAGCTTCGAGATGTACTCGAGGCCGCAGCCAAGAAGATCCAGCGTCGAGTAACCACCCTTCGGCCCGGTGTCGGGGGGGACGTTCGTAGGGCTCAACTCACGGCAACATTGGCTGCCATTCGACGCATCCAGATCGAAATGTGGACTGGCCCGATCAACGCCCTGGTGGCGCGCGGCATCGTGGACGGCGAGAAGGCCGCGGAGAGCGCCATAGAGACGATGACACGCGTTGCATATGCATCCCTGTCGGATGCCGCTGCGGAAATCCTTGTACGCGGCCTGAGGCTGGCCACTGAATCTGGCCTGAAGAGCGATGCTGCTCGGAAAAAGCGCGAGCTATCTACACGGGTGTACAACTTGGCTGCGTTGCATAACGGACAAGTTGAGAAAACGATCCGGGCAGGACTGGTGCAGGGCCTCAATGCGAAGGAACTATCACAGGAGGTCTATCGGTACATCAGCCCAGGAACGAAGGGCGGGGCTTCCTATGCGGCTATGCGACTTGCCCGAACGGAAATCAACAATGCCTTCCACGAGCGTCAGATGGCCGGGGCCAATAGACCTGGCGTTTCAGCAGTCCAGTGGAACCTCAGCGGAAGTCATCGAGTGCCCGACCTGTGCAACGAATATGCTAGTCACGGAGGTAACGGTCACTGGGCAGTTGGAAATGTACCGGACAAGCCTCACCCCCAATGCTTCTGCTACCTGACATACGTCACGCAGAAACCAGAGGCATTCAAGGCTGCCCTGGCTCGTGGAGATTATGACGATGAGCTAGACCGTCGAACAAAGGCTAATCTCGCTAGGTTGGGAATGCGATAAGATCGCAGTTACACGTCTACGAACTGAGGAGAAATAATGGGTCTGAGGCTCATTCAGCCGGGTGCGTCTGTGGCGCTACGGCACCCGAAGACCGGTATGCTACTCGAGCCGCTGATGTACCGCAAGGACGGCTCGGCGGTGTGGCCCGTTATCGGGGCTTCGTCGGATGATGACAGCAACGATCCGGACAGCGACAAGTATACCGGAGGCGGTGGCGGATCCTCGGATGACGATGACGACGAGGATGACGACACAGACGACGAAGACGACGAAGACGATGATGACGGGAAGTCGTCAAAATCGCGGAAATCTCGTAAGTCGTCCAAAGACGATGACGATGATGAGGATGAAGACGACAAGCCTTCTCGGCCCGAACGTCAGGCCGCTCGATACCGCACTCAGTTACGTCAGCAACAGCGAGAGAATGCCGAGCTGAAGGAGCGTCTCCGCAAGCTCGAGGACAAGGACAAGAAGCCCGAGGACATTCAGACTCGGGATACTCAGGAAGCCAAAGACCGAGCCGCTCGGGCGGAAGCTGCATTGCGGCAAACCCGTCTCGAGAACGCTTTCTTCCGGGCTAACAGCGTTGACTGGGTCGATCCGGCTGACGCACTTCGTCTCATCGACCTTGACGAGATCGAGGTTGACGATGATGGTACGGTTGACCAGAAGGCCCTTCGAGTTGCGCTCAAGGACCTCGCACGTCGCAAACCACACCTCGTCAAGAAGCCCAAGGTCCGTGACCAGGACGATGACGAGGACGACGACAAGGACCAGGGGTCCGGACGTCAGATGAATGGTCGGCGACGGGGCAAGAGCAAGGACACCAACTCACGAGAAGAACTCGCGAAGCGGTTCCCCGTTCTCGGCCGGATGTAACGCACTCCCGAAGGTCTGTGGCCTAACGGAACAACAGAACGCAAGGCTACGTTCCCAAGACAAGAAGGGAGTGAACGTGGCACGCATCGACAAGTATGACCCGAAGGACGGCGGCTTCCGTGCGCCGCTGAATGCGGCCTGGACGGCTACTTCCGGCCCATCGGGTGTGTCCGACCTGGACCGCGTAATCGTGGTTGCCCTCAATGGGTCGGGCAAGATCGTGACTGGGAAAC